TTAATTATCTGTAAGTTGCCGATGAAAGACTTGTTGTTTGATTGCGGAAATATCAACTTCTTCTAGATATTGAACAATATTAGGGAAAAAAAGTTCGTGATAGCCATACTCTTTTTTTCTTAATTCAGCAATTGCCTGCTCTTTAGTCCAATTTTCAAATACAAGCCGATACATTGCTATAACAGTTCCTGTGCGATCACTACCATGCCAACAATGTACTAACACAGGATCAGACGTACTGTTTATTTTACGTAATACCTCAATGAGATCCTTATCATTAATTCTACCTGCATTCATTTTTACGTGAAAAGTGTCTAATTGCGTGCCTTTTACATCATCACTATCACTATGATATTCACGTAAGTTAATAATCGTTTTTATACCCTGAGCTTCTAGCCACTTCATTTCACCTGAGGTTGGTTGCCCAGAGCGATACACTTTTTCTGATACTTGATAAAAATTTTCAGGAGGTACAAGGATATCTGTAGGCCTAGAGTTACAGCCCACCAGAAGAAAAAAATAAGCAATAAATAAAAACTTTAAATATCGGGTATCATTAATTGATTTTATATCCATATAAAAACCTAAATTTATTGTTGGTTATTGAATGAGGAAGCAAAACAATAGCGATAATAGCGTGAATTGATAAACACTGCTCTAGAAATAATTTCTACACTGACAAAATAGATAATCGATGGCGTTCCCTACAAACTTCACAAATAACAATTATAGTATTGATTTAAAGCAATAATTTATGAAACTTTAAATATTTTACCCATAATTTTACCCAATTAGGGAAAATGAAATTGATTTGGAGATCGAACCTGTGAGAAAGGTGATACTTTTATACCACCTCTGATTTTTTAATTCCACACCCTGCTATACTCTCCAAAAACTAACCGGATCCATTATGAACCTCGCAAACATAACTCAAGAAGAAAAAGACAAGATTAATGTCGATTTAGCCGCTTCAGGTGTCGCATATAAAGAACGTTTAAATATGCTGGTTGTTACGTCCGAAATTGAACGGCAACAACCAGCATATTTGCGCGAGCACTTTAATGAACAATTAGCGTCTGTATTGGTTATTGAAGTTATTTTCCAAATTATTATAAATACTTTATTGAGGCGTGAGAATGAAATGATGCAGATGTATCTCCATTAGAAGATACTATACGCAATGTTGTCATGTCTTGCTTAATACATTTAAATAACACTCTAGCATCAACTCTTTGTTTTGAGTTTGTTAATCCAATATACGCAGAATCCCATCCCGTTCCTTTCTCAAAAGAAACAAGTGACCCAGATGTGTCGCTTATGAATAGGTCACCGCTAGAAACTGAGCTATTAAATACCCCCGAAATAGAAACCTCTATGATTGAACCAACCCTAAAGCCAATATCATCAAATGAGACTATGGAGTTTCCTTGTGTTGCTGATTGAGCTCTTTTAAATGAGATTATCTGACCGCCGTTTGCCTTTCCTCCTTCGACTGCCTTTCCTCCCATTGAGTTTGCGATATATGTTGGTGTTGGGGTAAAGAAAGGGTCTTCCACGTAAGTATCGCACCATGTATTTGATATTTCGCAACCATAGCTAGTGGTGAAATTTAATTGTATCAATCCAGAATGTGCCCCTTTAAATGTTAGATTTTTAAAATGACACCGCTGATTATCACCAGAGCCTGTAATTCCAACAATTGCATTGGGGCTTGTGTTCTGAAATACCCAATCAGACATTACAATATCGTGCCATGAACGACCAATTACTAATGTTTGGCTTGTAAGATATATTTCATCTGACATTTGAATAAATGCTTGAGTTGGAGGGGATGAATGTGAAGTAAACTCAATTTTTCCACCAAAGTAGGTGTTGTGATTAAAATGCAACCCAGACATAAAGTTGCCAGAATCTCTTTCAAATACTAGACAGTGTTTGGTTCTATCTATTGACGCTCCAAGCCAGTTGTCTGTCACTGATAAATCTAAAACTTCATGTACCGACAACGCACGACCAAAGTTATCTATTGTGCAGTTATGGATTTTTATTCCTTCAGGATATCTTCCTTGACCAGCATGAGATAAGTTTTCTCCTATCGAGATACCTCTAGTTTCAGGATCGGTTGGGGTTGTTCCGAAAATAATACTGTTAGTGATATTGCATTCAACATTTTTATGTTGTAGTCGAAGTCCATTTCTTCCATAGAAAAAACAACCATCTATATTCCATGAGCGACCCCAGTCAGATTGTAAAAACCAATTAAAATTATAAAGTTTAACTCTTTGGAAATTAAAACGATTCACATAAACATGAGCGCCCTCACCAGTTCCGTATTCCCCTTGCATATTGCAAAATGTTACCGTCCCTGCATTGTATGGACTGTCCTCTGTCCATTCACCACCTATAATATTAACAGTCTCTATTCCACTGCCACTTGTTGAGGCATTAAATAGATTTTCTATTCCAGCAGTGACTTTTATCTTGGCACCATCTGCATTTATTGTTGAGCCGGTTTTTACATTGATAGAGCTACTTAGTTTGCAATTTCCATCAATAACGACCATCTTTCCAATGCTTGCTACTTTATTTATAGCAGATTGCAGGCACGGGCTAGAATCCCCACTTCCATCGAATAATGCTCCAAATTTAGAGATTGGAGCATGTGCTCCGAGTTGTAATACTGCAACATTTCCATTGCTTAGTAAGTGATCTCCATAACCATCTGGAATGCCGTTATAATCTGTTAGCGAAACTATAAGGTATTCCGCGCCTCCTCGTCCTATTTCATTATGGTAGCCTAATGTTCTAACCGAACTATACAAAGCAACTGACGAATCTGATTTCATCTTGGAAACGCTTGGGTATGTCTTTACTATTTCGCCAATTCTATGTGGAAATTGATCAGGGTCATACTTCAGCACATTAGGATAATAGAATTGCTGTGCCCCATAACTGTCATAAACAGCCATGCTGTGACCTTCAACAGTGACAAACTTAGCAATCTGACCGTTATAAACAGGGAAGCCAGCTTGATTGATAATTAAAGGCTGAGGAACAGGAATGTGAGAACCATCTTCATTTTCTAAATAAACCTTAATTTGGTTTTCTGGTAATGTTGGATCTGTGTCAATTTTACCAATAAAAATCCTTCCATTACTCGCCGCTTGGAATTTCCTTGCGAGAGTGAATATTTGTGATGGCATTGACACGACGACATTAGGGATAATATCTGACATTGCTTTCTCCAAGCGTGAGTAGTCGCACCAGTGTTAATCTGGTGTATTTTGGACGTAAAAAACCGCAATTAAGCGGCATGATTTATTAGCCCGTCCATGGGCTTGATTGTTAAGCTGGTAATGAATCCAGTCTTAATCTATTAATAATCCTAGAGTTATCTGTTTGTTTCGGCTCAATATGGCGAGTTAGGCGGTCAAGTAGTTTTCTTATCTCACCGTTTGACCTGCCAGCGGATTTAGGCATGTCATAATATCTTCCTTCTAATCTATGCTCTGCCGCTTTGAGTATTGGATATACTTCATTCATAGCCGCACAGCACAATGATAAGTAGTTCCACTGCCAACATAGGGAGATGAGTTCGTCATCTGTTATTTGCTGTGTTGGTTTAGGTGGCTCATCTTGTTTGGGAATATACTCACCTTCCATTACTAACTTGTGAACGTATTCAACTGCTTCTGGTATTTGGTCTGCTGTTAGCTCATCAATGCCACTAACATTGAATTTCTGATGAACAAGAGAATAGGCTTCTGGGTACATAATGCCCTTTTTGCTTACCAGTAGATTAACGGCGTTCTTTAATGGGTTGCGCTCCTGAACTGTTGACTTGTGTTTAGCCTTAACTTCGCCAGTAGTCCAGTATTCGTAAAGTACGTCGTCACATTCTTCTTGATACTGAATTACTTTATCACGGATTTCAGGTTTAACTTTGTTAGGGCTGATAGTGTGAAGCCAGCCAGCAAGTTTACGGAGAGCTAGGCAAATCATATTGCGCTCTTTCCCATCCTCAGCAACCATTGTGATTTCCGCAACAGTTGATTTAAACTTTTGTTTTAACTTAGTAAATTGTGACGCCCAATCCATCCCCATACCATCAACAATGGGTTTCATTGGAACATAAGGTTGCCCGTTGTAATTCACTACATATAAATTGTTACCGTGGAATGGTACGTTAATAGTTGATATACTTGTCATGCTAGTTACCTCGAAGTTTCTAGTAAGTCACAAGCCCTAACTACTGAGAATGGTTGGGGCTTTCTTCTAATTGGCACTTTTTTCGCCTTCTCTCTTCAAAAAATCCATCACAATTCTGTGAACTTCATTATTTAAAGATCTTCCATTTTTCTCTGCCCACTGCTTAACTAAATCAATATCCTTTTCAGGCCATCTAAAGTTAAGTTGTGGTAGTTTTCTCGCTCCTTTCATTTTTCACCTCCTTTATGAACCACCGTGGTTCAATTGAGAATGTACTATCACCGTTATAGACTGTCAAGAAAAATTAAGGTGATTGTATGAGCAGAGAATATCCACAGTTCAAATTAAGAATGCCACCAGAAACAAGAGATAAATTAAAAGTAAGAGCAGAGATGAATGGAAGATCTGTTAACTCCGAGCTGTTAAAAATAATAGATGATGCGCTATCGTCCCCATCATCCATGAGTGGCTATAAAAATGACGCAGAAAAACTAGCCGATCACCAAGCAGAAGAAGTTAAAAAGATGGTGTTCGATACATTAGTTAAGCTATATAATGATAAAAAATAAACAGTGAGGTGATGACTTGGAGTTGCTTCTTATTTTAATTATTTTTGTTTTGTTATGGATAGGCTTTAAGTTATCAAAGATTGTAAAATTGCAGTCTGAAATATCACATAATACAAAAACCTGTTTTCTGTCTATAAATGATGTGCTTGATGAATTGAAATCAAGTAATGAAAATAGAGAACGTCAATTGACAGACTTATCTAACACTGTGGAGTGCATATCTAACAATGTTTCTGATATGAAATAGATGCTTACCCTATTCTTAAACTTGAATCGTGAAATGACGACATGTATAAACCAAATACAGATAAAAAAGATCCACTATGGATTGAAGTTGGTAAAATAATAGCATATCCATCAATTATTTTTTTCTGGGTGCTCGTTTTTGCTAGAGAAAAACTAGAATTCGGTAGTTTCTGGTATTCGGCATCATATTACCTGCTTCAAGTAATATCATTAGTTGCTATACCATTTGCAATATCAACACTTAAATTTGGATTGTCGTCAATTGAAAACCCTCCACGCTTTTGGAGAGAAAGAGGATACCTTGTAGATCCTAAAAGTGATGAATATTATGATCTATTTGAGGAGTTTTCTCTTAAGTATTACTCATGCCAAAATATACAAAATAGACTATCTGATGCGTTCCATTATTTAGGTCTGGTGTTTGATTCTGTTGCAATAGTAATTACAGGACTTATATACTGGCAATTCTCCTACCAAGAAGATAATATTATTGACTTAATTAGCTTTATTCCTCAGATTTTCTTGTCTACCTATTTTATCATATCAGTTCCTTTTTATTTGTTATGCAAGGTAATAACTAATAGATATCCTGGAGAGGCAATGAAAGCAAGGAGACTAGATTCAGCCTCCCTTTTGGATGGATATTAGTTCCTGCTTTCAGCCTGCCCCATTGCTGTTAATGCATCAGATATTCTTGTAACTAATCTATCGTAGGCGGTACTACCCCTTGGGGTATTAGCTAATCTTAAGAGCATGTTTCTAACTGGTCTGGATTCATACGCTCTTGCGCCCAATCCATATGTGCCAGCGATAGCAGCAAGTTTTGCAGCAACAGGGTTTAAATACGCCGCACCACCAACTACTGTAGTTAGCAATGGAGAAACCAACTGCCCATTTACTGGGCTTGCAGCCGCAACCGCTGCCTCTCTGGTAGAGTTTAAGTACCGCATAACCCCCTCAAGGCGCTGGCCATGCTCCCCCCTGAAGAAGGTATTAGCTTGCTGCCTAGTTCGATGCATCTCGTTTATGAATTTAGCTACACTAACCTCTCCTGATGCATCGGTTGCCTTGTTTAAAGCGTTTTGAAATAACGCAGACCTAGCGTTATCTCGCCCCTCTTCATTCAGTAGTCTGTATAACTGCGCTCTTTCTGCTGGCCTTTTGCTGAAAATTAACTTAGTAACTTCCTCATGATTTATCCTCCCGTTATTTAACGCATTTTGCGCTTTGGTGTTTTCCATAACGTCACGCATTCTAGCCCATGAACGATCTGCTCTATATAAATTCCCTGCCTCTCTAGCTCCGAGAGTTTGACTCACTGCATTTCTTATATCGTTAGTGTATGCGTTATATATTGGAACGCTCACGCGACTTATCGTATCAGAAGGAACCTCATTTGGTGATGACATAAACCGACGTCTTAGGTCTGTTCTATTATCTCTAGCTAGCCGTGCATCATTAACGCCGCTAGTTATATCATCCCTATACTGACGTAAAATATTTACGGCATTTCGGTCTTGCGATGCGCCAGCTCTTGTCAGTTGTGCAATCTGTTCATCAATAGCTGCAATAGTTCCATTTATATTTACAGGGGTATCCCCCATTGCATTTAGTATCCTGTCATACCTATCACTTAGTAGCCCCATATATCTTTGCTGGTTAGCATTGGCAGAATGGTATAAAGCCTCATCAGAAAAATTACCAAGCTCATTATTAAGTGTCTGAATTAAATTTCTGCGCGCATCTTCCTGAGCAACCCTCGCGCCACCAGTGCCAGCAAGTGGAACTCTTTCACCGTAGGTTCTAGCTCTTTGACCGTTATTGGTTCGTGGAGGGATGATGTCAGTTGTCATTAACGGTAAATTATTTTCAGTGGCAAATGCAACGTCAGCCTGAGCCTGTTGCGACATATTACCTCTACTGCCTCTAGCTAATGCATTAACTCCCCTTTCTGCAACTTTCCCTCCTCCACCAATACCAGCAGACAACGCCGTTTGCCAAGGGTTAATATCACCACCACCTACCATATTAACAGACGATTGTAGAGCTAAATCTGTACCTGCTGACCTAGCTGTTGCTCCGAAAATTGTTGGCGCTCTCGCTGCTGGAGTGAATGCAACTGCGTTCGCAATAAATGGCATGACATCTTCAGATGATAGACCGGGCTTGTTTAATGCGTAGCGACCGGACGGGAAATCAACCAGCAAATTTCCCTTTTCATCTTGAGATACTTTACCTCCCATATTGCCTATCACTTTTACAAAGTCGTTGTCGTTGCCGAACATTTGCACCCAAGCCGCTTTCATTGCGTCAGTATTAAATGCATTCATTTCTGGCGAAGACATGATCCCTTCGAGCCCTTGAACTTCAGGAGTCATCTTGCTTTCACCAGTAAAGGCATCTATTACGTTTTCACGGAAACCTTTAGCATCATCAGACGATTGCTGCAACCCTTGTGAAAGGTTCTGATTGGTTTGTTTCATGCCAGAGATATAGCTGTTTTCTGGCTGTGGCGGCTGGGTTGCTTGTTCTGGTTGTGATTGCGGAAGTGGGTATGCGGTATAAAACTGTTGTCTTGCGTTATCTACGTCGCTGCCAACATTTGGAGCAACTACTTCATTAAAATATTGCTCCTGCGCTGATACCTTTTGTTCGTTAGATAGTGATTGATACTCAGGTGACGAGATCACCTCTTTCCATGGTTTAGCCATTACCCACCCCAGAGATTAGAATACCCACCTTGATTGTTAGTAGGCGCTTGTTGCGTTGGTTGTGCTGACTGCCGGCTTGATGGTCCGCCTAAATTGGCGTTATTTCTTGCGTTGTAGTCTTGCGTGTATTTATTAATGATGTTGATAGAATTTCTTAGGGCTTGTGGGGTTGAGAAATCAAGTTGAGGCATAGACTGGAAGTACATTTTAGCTTCATCAACGGTATTAATTCCACTTGCCCCCATTGCCCTTGCTGCGCCAATACCTTGGTTTTGCATATATCCTTGTATTCTCTGAGCAGAATTATATAAAGGTCTCGCATCCTTATTTATCGTTCTCGTTCCAACATCAGCGGTTAGAGGGTTAGAGCCTGTACCACCGGTAACTCCTGTTATTGCGCTTAATTGCTCATCTGTTGCATTGGCAAGCATTGCTAAATCATCATTCATTAGGTTTTTACCAGCGTTACCAGACGGGTCAGAAATCGATGAGAGCGCGTTAACAGGAATGGTTACCACATTGCCGTTCGCATCAAACCCTTTGTAATATTTGGAATCACCAGCGCCTTGTGCATTAGGATCTATCATCACAGTCTGACCATTAGCCAGTTGAGCTTGTTGCATTTCAGTTCCCGATTTGCCTTTGAGCGCCAAGAACTGTTTACGTTGTTCAGGTGAAAGTGTCATCATGTACTCATACTCCTGAACTGCTGCTGGTTTACTTCCTGCTGAGCTAGCTGATCGCATCGAGTTTTGAGCGGAGATGTTCTGGCCACGCACCTGTATCTGATGGCCTTCTCTTGTTAGTGCCTCGCCGGCTTGATTGCTTCTGATTTGCTCATCTAAACGACCTTGGTCAATCTGTCTGCCAAGTTGTTTATCTTGCAGGTTGAAGTAATCATCAATTCCTAGTGATGACATGCCAATGTGATCTGCTAATTGAACAGCCGCTTTAGGGTCTTTTTCTGCAATAGAAACGGCCTCCATTGGGTCAATACCAAGGCGACGAAAGGTATCTGCATTCTGTCTAACATAGTCAGTAGCATTACCATTCAGTACCGCATTGCGATAGCCAGATGATAGGTTACCCAAGGATTCGCGAACATCAGCAGAAACACCCTGCATACCGCCAGTGATAGCTTGAGCGTATTCAGGATAAGTCGCCAGTAATTGTCGCATGCCATCGCGATCACTATTCGCGTACGCCTCACCCCATGCTTTTTGGAATTCACCAAGTCTTTCTTGAGCTTGATATTCTCCGATAGTGTCTTTAATTCCCTTCAGACCTTGCAAGCCTTGCAATAGAATATTGTTACCACCAGACCGAGCTATCTCATTACTTCTATTGATAGAATCAACTACGAAGTTAGCATCACTTGCTTGCGGTGCATTTGAATTATTTAAGCCAATAGAGCCTAAAAAACCAGCTCCATTACTAGGCTGCCAAGTTGCCATTAGAATAACCCCCCAAGCAATCCAAGTCCGCCACCAATTGCAGCGCCCCATGGACCACCAATAGATGCCCCAGCCATTGCACCACCTAAACCACCCGTGACCCCTTGCTGAAATTGTGACGGCCGATTAGCCATAGCCGCTTGAGCATTTGCATTTTGTTGTAGTAATTGCCCCATGTTGTTTGCGTAGTTCTGACCAGCACTAGCCTGACCTTGCAAAGCACCGAGACCAACGTTGGCTAAGTTCTGGTAGTTATTCATTTGGTCAGCCAGCCAGCCTTGTCCAAGTGTAGGGGCAATAGATGCAAGCTGATTGCTTGTTGCTGTCGAACCTAACCCACCAGTAGCTTCCGCTCCAGCTAATTGCTGATAACGTGCTTGATTTGATAAATCGTTAAATGCTTGAGAGTTGTAGTATTGGTTTAATGCTTGTCCTTGACCTTCTAAAGAAGATAAGTTTTGCAACTGACCAATATACTGTTGGGCGAGTGGAGTAAACGGCGCAAGGTTTTGCATGTTTGTCTGCCACATTTCACGCTGTAACGCCGTGGCTTCACGAGTCGCATCAGCTTGAGCGCCTGCACCACCATCACCGCCACCCTTCATATATCCATGCATTGGTAGTAGTGAGTTTCTGAATTTCTCTGAAATAATCAGCATTTTAATAACTCCTCGTACTGTTCGCGTTTTAGTTGATAGATGGTGACACTTACTGGCCTGCCGTTACTGATATATGCATCGTCTAAATGTCCGACACGAGTAGCGCCAAGCATTTTTATAATAACGCGACCATATTTTGTGGTATCAGGAACCATAGTCACTGAGTTAGTGAATTGACTATTTTCCAGTAACCACTTGCAGAATAATTTGTGTGCTTCAAAGGCATACTTTCCACGGAATCCAGCATCAAAGATGGCGTGACACTCAACAACTGTATGCCAAAAATTACGCACCTCGAAAACACCAACCAATAGAACTCCCTCATAAATACCCAAGTAAAGTGCATCAGGTTTAATGAAATACTGATCATTGCTATCAACGATATTTCCCGTGTTCGACTTATCATTTAAAAACTCAGATAGTCGAACGGGGTTATCAATAATTTTAATTTCCATTAATCTATTAATCCGTGTGAACGCAAGGAGTCTTCAAGCGCCTTGATACGTTGCCTTGCCTCGACTAACCCACTTGCTAAAGTTTGCATTTCTGACCGTGTGTAGTCAGCGCTGAATGAGTAGGATTGGTTAGCATTAAACGAGCTCTTAAGTGCTGTACCTGTTGCTGAAGTGAAACCAGTAACACGCGTGCCGACAACTTTAGTTCCGTTTACTGAGTAGGATGTTGAAACATCTATAGGAGATAAAAGCTTCTGTTTTTCTGTTTTACTGAGAGAAACGTAGTCAACTCTGATTTCAGATATTTGACCATCGAGGTCTTGTATCTTTATTTTCAGCCCATCAACGTCCTGCTCAACGTTAAGGACTCTTACCTCTAACTTAGATAAATCCTCTTCTGTTTTTGTGATTCGCTCTTCATGATTAGCTAACTTAATACCATGCTCAACAATTGTCTGTTCGGCATCACCAAGCCTTTCCTCATGATCTGCAAGAACAACATCTTGCTCATCATTCCTCTTTTGAGCATCGAAAGCTTCAGCGCCAGCCTCATTTGCACGACCAGCCACCTTCGCCATATCATCAGCACCGCTAAGCACTATTCGTCGATATGTTTCGCTAAAGTTAGTCGGTAGGATATCTGGAACAATGTAAGAGGATTGAATTTCTATGGGTTTAGAAAGATCTTCACTTGCCATCATTCAACCCTCATCGATAGATCGCTAAGTGTTACAGGCGACTTAGTAATAACGCGAACTTTAAACCCTATGTTCTTTCTCACTCTTCCAACTCGTCGCCATAAAACACGTCGGTCATATTGGAAAGGTGAGTTTTGTTCAATCATTTGCTCACGACCAAAGTTAATGCCATCAGTCGTTGCAGAGAGAAATAACTTATCTGCAATCTGAGCAACGCCTGTTGATGCCTCAAGCTCTAAATCGAACACCCTTGCATTATCGGCTTTAGCCATCGGCGTATAGAGGATGTGCTCTACTTGCTTGTCGTACTGAGATGATTTATTGAAGGCAAGATTTCCAACAACACCATCGCTCTTATCTGCAACAGTGATCTGATTACCTTCATACATAAAATCAATTGCACGATAGGTTTCGTCATACAGTCCAGACTTTAGAATGCACCACTGCGGGTATTGCTGGCTTCCTGCTGCGTCAAAGCAAAGTGTATGGCGCTGTAAGTGAACAATGAGTAACTCATGACCATCAAAACGAATATTCTCAAGAACTGCCAGTGACAACTCGTCTGAAGTATAACTACGGATGATCTTATCAATGCTTGCGGTAGATATTTGACTAGCAGAACCAGAGCCGAGAATATAGACAGACGGCGCTCCGCTTGCTGGGTTACTGATGAATGCAAATGATTCTCCGAACTTACACTTAGCATCACGACCAGCAATACCCATCTGAACCATATAAGATGGCTGTGGCGCATATATTACTTGTGACGCACTCGTTGAACCGGTAATGGTAAAATATTCAATGGTTGACGAACCAAAGCAAAGCACCATGTCGCGCCAAGAATCGATAGCAATAATGCCGTCAGGCTGTGATTCAGCAGTGTAGAACGGACGATAGCGATCAGGTTTTGACTCATCCTCTAAGTCAGTAACGCCAAACCTTTCACCGCCTTTCTGCAACCAGATGTAGCGCCCTCGGTTACGAGCAACATCGACAACATCACCTAATTCGTATTGAGGGTATCTTTCAACTACCTCTAACACTTCTTGCGTCATTACAAATTCAGTAACGTCTTTGGCTGTTTGTTCGCTAGATTTAGCAAGGTTCATTTTATACGTGACTGTAATTTTACCGCCTGCACGCTTAATGCCTTCGACTATAACGTCGGTAAGATAAGGTTTCTCATCATCTTCCTGTTGGGATAATTTAACGCCTACCATTTGCTCAGTGATAAGCATCTCATTACCGGTTTTACCATCAGAAGTTTTAGGCGTGATTTTTAACGTTAAGAACCCATCCAGATCATCCTTTGTGAGTGGCACAAAATCATCATTACCTTCTTTGTGAGTCCATTTTTTAACGTCACGCTTATAGCCCTCAGTAATTACCTCTTCCTCTGGCCAGTTAGATAACTCTTTAATCTCACCGTCATAGCGATAGAGTTTTAACTTACCGCCTGACGCTACTGCTTGACTGTAACCAGAGTGCGCCATAGTCACCCTGTCTTTATCTTGAATGTCAGCAATGGCATTCTGTCCACAATAAAGCTTGTTACCACACACTCGATAGACTGTGTTGTTTTTCGTGTTGTACTGAACACCACGAGATACACCATCGACACTATGACGCTTTTCTAATGCAGGGAACGAACGCAAATAACCGGACGAATTCAATACCTCTTTCGGTGTGGCCAACATATTGACTGGAAGACCATCAATATAATCTGCTGTGTGTGGGTCTTTTCGCAAACCTCTAGCCAGTGGAATCTTTATCTGTGGCATTGAACCCCCTTTCGACGTAATAGTTATCTACGCCTAAAGCTGTGTATTTATTACCTTGACCAACTGGCATATCCCCACGCCTATCAATAGATGGAACCTTAAGCGTATCAAGTAATAATGCATCATAAGAAGAAGATGCTGATGCCTCTTGTCTTGGTGTTGGATCTAGCCCGTAATCAGTTAATATTCTTAGCAGCAATTGGTAGCCGATAGCTTGTTTGTATTTGCGAGGTAAGCCAGAATCATCATCTGGTGTTGGTTGCTCATCTTCTAGTGAAAACTTATAACCCAAATCACCAAATGTTATTTGTAGTTCGGACATCATATCTTCTAGATCATGAATACCATCCTCTACCGATTGAGGCTCAGCATCAGTTAGCGTCGCATCGGAAGCAACGCCAGCCTTACGCAACGCAAATAGAACAATTTCACCTTTAGTCAGTGTCATTGTCATTTGTTTCTGCCTTCTTAGTTGCTTTGGATTTCTTTACTTCTGGCTTAGTGATTTCATCAACAGAAGAGACGAAGCCAAGTTCCTTAAACGCAGGAAAATCACTAGCCACAATGACAGCCTGTACATAACCAGCATCATTGTTAGCCCATGCGAAAACGCTTTTACGTTCCATATTTACCTCAAATAAAAAAGGGAGCCGAAGCTCCCAAATAAACAACGAGGGTATTAGACATTTCCGAAGAATTGACCGCCAAAGTGTGGATTAAAGCACACATAGGCAGGCAGCAAGTCAAAACGCATCATTTGCTTGTTAGCATCACCATCAGCATATTTGTGTACACGGATAGAGAAACCTTCATATGTGGCCACTGCTGAATCAATGCTGTGTAATTTTGGCAGTGGGATAGTGCCCAAACCACAGAACATTTTATTAAAGAACAGATTAGGCTTCATTTGCTGCTTAGCAGTACCGATCACCACAACCTCATCACCTGCCGCTACTTTGCGATCAACTGCGTTGTACTGTTCGTTTACTGCGTCATACACCGGAACACCAGAAAGTTTAACGGTGACATCACCAGTACCATCAGAGTTTGCATCTTCAAGAACGGTGGCGGTGAAACTAATAGCAGTAGAACCGTTATACAGAGTTTGCTTGCTTTGCTGATTTAACCAATGTGTCGCAGTGAATTTAACCTGATCACCAGCCTTAAAGAATCCAGTCTTGCTTGCTGTTGCGCCAGTAAGAGTGATAGTGAACTGATAGGAATCTTTAATAGCAGTGTAATCCACTGTTGGAGCTGTTTTAACAGTCAGTGTTCCACCAAAATCACCTTGCTCACGAGATGCTAAGCCATTTGACATTAGAGCTTTAATACCGCCAAAGTTACCCGGAATTTGTGCATTTTCCCACGCTGTACGCACTAATTGGTCAGACGCATGTAGGCCAGTTTGTGCATCAGCAAGACGTTGAGCAGACCACGGATCCATTACTGCGTAGTTATCGCCAGCTTTAATTCCAATGTCTTTCAGGAACGTAGCTGTTTGAGCAACATCTGACCACTTAGCAATTGGTGAATTTGGCGTACCAAGTGACAATGCACCATTGTTCATCATGAAGTGAGCTAATTCAGTTTCAAGATCAGTGACCATTCGGGAATGAATTGGCGCTAAGATTTGGTCTAGCTGATTTAACTTTAACGCTTCTTCAACTTGCGCCCACTCAACAGCGACAGTGATATAATTACCAACCCGACCAGTAGCCTTACCTGAAATAAGGCCATTTTTTGCTTTACCAGTAATGTCGCCATCAGCTGTACGCTCAGAGCTGAATTGATGCGGGCGCTTAAAGCTGACACTTTCGCCAGTGCTTGAGTTGATTTCTCCAGCCAGTAATTGGCGATCAACTGTCTTACATAAAACTAAGTCGGACATGAAGCCCGGTAAAAACTTTTTAAGTACAATCTGACTTACGTTTGAATCTAAGTTATTAGCCATGTTTTACACCTTGTTTATTCAATAATTGCGCCGGGGCACAGTTTGTTTAATTCATCAGTCGTGACGCTTCCCGCCCCACCTTTAACTTCCGGCTCAGGTCTAGGTGCCTTCTTTGGTTTTGGTGCTAACTTAACTTTTTGGCTAAGCTGACCAATTAGGAATGCGGCACGTATTGGGTCTTTCTCAGCTGTAAGCCGCTGGCGCAATTCTTTATTCTTACCAAGTGCATAAGCAATTAGCTCAGTACCTTCATCGGCAGCTCTAAGTAAGATTTCCTGATGGATGATTGGAACTTCATTAGTGACAATCTCTTCCATCTCAGCGTAATCTTTTACAGGTAACTTAGATGCTCGTTGCTTATGATCTTCCAGTCGCTTAAGGATTTTTTCCTTGTAGTCGAGCTGCTCTTTCTCCTTGGCTTTTTTACTCTGATCAGCACGGCTTTTTTTCTCATACCAATCAGTTAATGCCTTCTCGTATGCCTCTTCACTCCAATCACATGACTCTAGTGTTGGTTTCTGAGGTATTTCATCATTATGATTAACCGCTGGCTCTTGCGTTTGCTTGGCTGTAATTTCCTCAAGTTGGCGCCTTAGCTCACGGTTTTCTTTCTGAGTATCTTTAAAGCCTTTTCGAAGGTCTTTAACCCACTGGGGGGCTGTCTTCCCCTCAATTGAATCATCGTCATCAGTTAACGAGATTTCTTCATCGCCGATTTGCAAGGAGTAATCTTGCTCCTGCTCGACACTATGATCTGGTTTTACTTTAGCAGAATCACCAGTGACAACCTCGGCATTATCAGCGGCATTATTCTCACTAACTTGCGTTGGTTGATCTGTATTTTCCTGCTGTTGTGACTCCTGATTTTCAGACACAGGCACTGCCTGACCATCAATGATCAGTTCGTTTTCCATTTATTACTCCTTAACTCTGCGAGAAGTCCGCAGGAGACTGTTGGTTATTTTGTGATTGAATGGTTTTCGCAACGTCTAGGCTTTGCTTATGCTGCGTATCTGTTGCTTTTAGAATTAACTCGGCATCTGCTCGTGATGAGTCACCTTGTTCCTTCTGGAAGTTGTGTAACATTTTAAGCGCCTCTCTAATTTCAGCGCGCTTTGTGCTATCTGCTGATGCAAGAAGTTGAACAACTTTAGCCTCTGCAACTCTAGCTTCTGTTTGAGCTTGGAATGCTTTAACCTGAATGGATAGCTCTTCATTTTTCGTCTTCTGGACTTCTGCCTGCCCTTGCAAGTACACACCTTGCGCCGCCAATAACTCAGCATTAGGCTGTTGTGCCTGTTGCTGTGCCTGAGCAACAATCTGCTCTTCTTCTGCATTGCGAGGTTTGACGACACCTTGAGTAAGTAGCTGATTGCGGTTGTATTCCTTGAACTCATCAAGACCTTCACCATCCATGTTGTCCAAGATAATTCCCTGAACAACTGCGCGCATCGGATCTTGAGGAAGCATCCCAGCAAGAAGATTTGTCAGCACTGAAACAGTGGCATCACGCCTTGCTGTATAAGATGGCCCTACATCAACCGTGACATCATAACGACCAGTAGATAAATCATTCATGGCTACAATTTCGCCTGTTTGTTTATCTCGTATCGTCACAGACATCAGCGCTATATCATCAGTACCATCCTCATTAACTACGCGAACTTGCCTATCAGATCCATATACTTCTCTAGCCATCGACAGCCATACTTCACCAGCCCGTTTCAAGCTTTTAGCCATGTTATCCAGATAGATAAACGATGCCATATCAGAGCGATGCATGAGGTTATTAACAGTCTCTTTGGCAATATTGCTAGGCATTTGCTGCATTGCCTGACTGGCACCAGTTACTTCCTGAATATCTAAGCTTGTTTGCTGCAACAGTGCAGCCATTGCCTGATTAAGTGGCTGTGGTTGCGTATAACCAATTGCTGATGCTGGCGCAATAACATTGCCTTGCTTATCGGTTATTTCATTCAGAGGAAGGAATGCAGGTCTTTTTGAGTTTCTATCAGCCCAGTGTTTTTCAAGCCCTTTAATCTGTTGCTTGCCAACAATAGGAACTGAGCCGGGGTCTTGTGCTGCTGAATCAGCAAGCATTGACACTTGTAAGTTATAAAGGCGCTGTGCGTCCATTGCTTTTGCAATATGCCCCTCAACTCGCTCGACGTCATCAATAAACCAGCGCTTACCATAAACAGGGATTAAAGGAATGTGCTCACCCGGTATTCTCTGAGCTTTCTCAAGGAATCCATCACCATCGACTACTGACACATAAACTCGACGGCGCTTAACTGTTCTTCGAGCAACTTCAACAAAGCCAATATCAATTAATTCATCACCAACCTGCTCAAGTTGTTCGCTGTCATAGGTAACAACCTCTGAAGTAATTGGGTTTTGGAAGCTGACAACATCAACTGATTCTTTTCTTACCTCATAATACTTAGCGATATAGACAACATCAGAATCAAACCAGTCATAATCCCATGACCTATCAATACCTACATCTAACGTTGATGGGTCTTTTTTGTACTCAGCCTTGTACTTCTCGGCGGATAGCGAGTACATGCAAAAAGCCCATTCGGCATCAGACTTGTCATATTTCTTGGCGTCAGGGTCAAACCACACAGAACGAGACGGATCATAAATAGGCTCGATAGAAATTCGCTGTCTGTCATCCATCGGGTCTAACTCATTGACCAAGTTTGTTGTTAACCTAAAGCAACCAAATCCACCTGTTGCTGCGTCATCAAACGCATTATCACAAGCCTCACCACCGTCAGTCTCTTCGTAGTCAGCACGAAACAAACCATTTAACTTATCGGCTAAATCCTCGCTTGCTTCTTTGTCACCCGGTCTGAACTTAACGGTGATGCGGTTGTTGCGATACTCACTGATGATCCTGTTTAGCTCAGTTGCTATCTTGTTTATTTCAAATTTAGGGTATTTCTCAAAGTGGTCATTGAGTTTAGTACCCGCAGATGTTGCACCTTCCCATTGACCACCGGGCACTCGTGCAAACCGTGTTGCTTCGACGCATTTCGCTCTCACATCTTCTTGCGGTGAGTGCGCACGGTCAAACCTGAGCATTATTCGCTCATGTCTTTGTTGTAGTGTTTCAGCCATAGTTACCAACTAGAAGATGATGGAACGTAGATCTCTGTATCGTCATGAATAATAACAGGGCAATACATAGACATCATGAGGGAGTCAGCCAAGTTAGGTGATGGAATGCCAAGTTTTACTTTCATATCAACTTTGGTCATTAGCTCTAACTTGCCGTTACCATTAAACTTACGTTGAATTTGCGTAAGCTCTGCGAATAGTTTTTCTAACATCTGTTCGCCGATTGCCTCTTTGTCGAAGCTAATCATGTCGTCAGGGCTTGCATATTCTCCATGCTCTACTGCTCGATAGGTTAAATAGAGCCTGTCAGCCAATGCATAGTAGAATTGAGCACGCTTATTTCTGAATACATCACCGATGGTTCGACTATTGTCTCCGCTAACCACTTCATCAGCCCATGCGCCAGATTGATATAAGGCACCCTCATCGAAAGGTGATTCGCTACCTTTGAACATTGTTACTGTTGTTTGCTTTCCAGTGAATGCGTCAGTAACTTGCCTGCGCAATGCCGCTCCCAAGCCGTCACCGTCCCACAAGAAATGGTCAGCACCATCTTTGATAGCTTGCTCAGTAGCCCAGTCAGCACCATCGTTAACATCCATTAGCAAACCTTCTGCAACTTTGTTAACTACTGATCCCCTGCGTGAAACATACCCCTTGGCATCTCCGCCAGTATCAGACGGGTCGTGAGTTGAAATGACCGCGCCTTTGGCTTTCCATCCTAACTTCTTGTGTGCGTCGGTAGCAGCCTCTAGCCATTCACGCTTGATAATAGCCATATCACTAGCGCTTACCGGCTCACCAAGCCAGATATGCCGATATAGTGTTGGATTCTTGCGCTTACATTCCTCCATCTCTAATCTCAGCACGTCAGGAAAGTGAGGGTTATCGGTATAGTTGGCAGTAAGCAAGCAAATATCATCAGGTGGGTTAACAACGAAACGCTGATAGGTGTCATCAAGAATGTTTTTTGGGTTAAAGCTCACCCATATTTCAGAGTTGGGCTTTCTAATTGTCGGGATCAGAATATCCCAACTCTCTTTTGTTACCGCCTCCGCTTCTTCCACCCAACAAACATCAACACCTTCAAGCGATTTAATCTTTGTCGGATTATTCTTGATGCCGTAAAACATAAACTCAGCGCCAGTGCCAAGATGCTTAATCATGGTGCGCTGAATTTCGAACTCATTGTTATAGCCTTCTCTCTCTATGGTATCTTCAAGAAGCCTGATAACTGAGTCACTAATACTGTTTTGCAATTCACGAGCGCAAAGTATACGTACCGGCTGTCTCCTTGCTGCTTCAACGAGAAGCCTAGCTATCGCCCAAGATTTACCGCTACCCCTGCCACCTTTAGCGACTTTGTAACGGTGCGCCTCAATGAATGGCATAAAGATAGGGTTTATCTGTGTCATGCTATTTACCGAATAATGAACTCATAGGTGATGTTTCTATTTGAATTGCGCCGCCATCAGCACCAGTAATTTCCTGTGTAACTTTGTCGCCATACTTCTTGGGAGACATTCTAGCCAGCGACCATTTTCGAGTGTCGATCCTAAGCTTAGCCTTAGCCACCTCAGCGGAATCAGGAAGCACGTCATCAGCTATTTCTAGAATCTCTTCAAATAATGCATCAGCCCTTTGCTCTGTTGCCTTCGCGTATTGGTCTCGAAACTCTGCATTTTCGGATAACCAACGGAATACTGTCGCTTTACTTGGCATTCCAGGTCTCCTGCAAACCGATCGCAAACTTTCTCCCTCTGCAAGCTTTGAACAAATGTCATGAGCAGTCTCAGGCATGTAATCAGACGGGCGACCACCTTTATTTTCCTTTGTCACAGTGACCTCCTTTAATCAATTATCCAGCCCACTCGCAAATGAGCTGTGTAATTAACTACTATGTGAATAAATCTAGTGCTTGCTGAGCATCACGAGCGGCTTTCTGTGCTCGCGCTACAAACTGAGCTTCTGTCTGACATGTCTTATATGCGTCTTTGAATAACTCAAACTTGAGAGCATCGTCTTTAACGAACTCGATAGCTGCTTGAGCCGCTGCGGTATCATTGCCAACTAACCGTAATAGCTCTAAGCGCATTTGATTTTGTGCTGTAATTTCTGTCATTTGATGTTCCTGTGTGAAGTTAATCGCAACCATCATCACGTATCACTACGTTAATCAGGTCGCTTCTAGTCTGTTCCTAGCAGTCAAGATATGATCACTCTCCTTAATGGATAAACGATTTATCTAACCTTGTCGGGGTTATTCTTTGGGAATGCTTTTATCCAGCTCTTCACGGAATTTAACTGGATTATCTGAACCTTCTACTGCCATGATATTTCTCCATTAAAAAGCCCCGCTATTGAGCGAGTCGTAATTAAGATTTTCTTTACTTTGTGGCTAAGGTCACCAGATCAATAAAGTCCTGACAGAACTCTAGTCTGTGTCCGTGATCATCCACGAAGTTATATTTGTTAAAATGTTCTAATATTTCCTCGGGACTTTTCCCGTTAATAGGAGATTTTTTAGTATGAGTAACGTTAGCTTCAAGTGCCCTGGCTGTCACAAGGATCTCGTTGTAAGCTCCAGCGTCAAGGTCGAGAAAATAGACGACCTCATTGATGCTAAATGTAGTTCCTGTGGAAGGGTTATCCGTAAGGATGATCTTGCTAAACAAGCTAGGGAGCACGCTGAGAAGATGCTCAAGAACGCCATCAGAAAACGTTGATTTAAGCTCTTCAATTTTTTTATCTAATCGACTGGTATCAAATTTAACTGATGCCAGTATTGGGCTTTTCATTTTATCACCTGTCGTTGTTGTTCAATTTCCCGTATTGCTTTCTTGTCTGAATTACATTGCTCAATAACCGATAACAGGGAGATGTTTAACATTAACGACTCTCCCCATGTCATTTGCTCTGGTATGTAGGGCAATAGACAATCAGCGGTTAGGTGTGCTGGTATCGCTATGTGTTCCACTGGCACGTATTCTTTCTGAATAGTCGTGCATCCTGATAAGAGCGTCACTAGGAATAGCAGTATTGGCGCAATCATTATTGACAAGAACAGTTTTGATAACCGTTTTAACTTTTTCAGAATCCACGGCTGACCTATTCCGCTCGTCGCTATTAAGTGATGAGACATTGTTGATAATCCTGAATGTACGGTTGGCGTTTTCTGTGATTGAGTTTTGGCGAGATAACTGATTGGTTGCTGTGTTGTAATCTTTGCTCAGTTTGTCGTAATCATCTATTACCCACCATAGCCAGAATGCAGATATTGCTAGTAGTCCAGCTAATACCTTGGTTAGCGTATTCATATCACTTAACGCCATTGTGCTCTAACGAGTAGTGATTGCCGTCATTGAATCGACCGCCCCACGTACCGCCGATAGATTCCCAATATTCACCAAGTAATTTATGGTCACTTGATGCTGTTAGATATTTACCGTCTTTAAATAGGTTGAAATCCACAGCTAGGCGTTGTGTGTGTAAGCTGTTTTTAATACCCGCACCTGATTTGGCATTTAACTGTGCCTGCTCTGGCGTTCGGTATGCTTCCGAGAATGTCAGCTCATACCCGTTGTCGTAGGCAAAAATAATTAAATCCGCAATCATACGAGTGAACTTGCGTTGTTTCTCACCGAGTGTCATTTGTTAACTCCGAATTTATTTTTGAAGAACGACATTACCGCTTCCACGATTGCACCGATTTTCTTAGTACCTAGGAAGCCAATAAACACACCAAAAAACTGAGCCAAGCTGATAGGCAACTTTGCATACTCCAAAGCAGTAATGATGCCGATACTGATAAAGGCACATATAGCCGCCTCAGATAGAGATGCCTTCCATCCCGAACCTTCTCTTTTCTCTCTGGTAAAAGCAGTCATTCCGGCTAACAAAACGCCAGCGATAAGTGGCGCATTTATTGTTATCCAGTCCCAGATTTGCACCCAGAATTCTGTATTTTTTTCAGGCATGCGCATACTCACCCCCTGCGGAGTGTTCCGTAATTAAAGTTAATAGAACGCCGACTCACAGCTCTTATGTGAACGTGATAACGAGGGTAATTGTTCTGTGGTCGGCATATTTGGTGCACCTAGAACGGATTCGAACCGATAACCCATCGATTATGAGTCGAGTGCTCTACCATTGAGCTACTGGTGCATATAAGAAAAAAGACCGCCTAAGCGATCTTCTGAATGTGAACTATCCGGTAATTCCGGATGGTTGGATTACCACAATGCAAATAAGCACTCTGGATAAATATCAAAAACTTATTCCCTCGAATTCGGGGGAATTAAAATAGAAAGCCCCAAACGTATCGCAAACCAGATTTCTCCGTTCTACGTAGAGGTTATGAGGGGCACTGTTTCTGTAACAAAAACCCCCGCCGAAGCGAGGTCTTGAATGAGGTAAGTAAACTTAAGAGTCACGTAAAGCAACTTACCTTATAATTGTTGCTCATTTGCTCATTTATGTCAATAGCAAGGTTCAGCAATATTTTTAACTTTAGCTACACGTTTACGATTATTCATTGCATTTCGCAGAGGTTCGTACAATAACCACTGTGCGGCCTTGAGCTTTTCGTCAACTTCTCGCCTTAATGTAATTAACGCAGGTTTCTTTAGCTTCCCTCCTGACCTTGTATTCATTTTGCGTGGTTTTGCAACTCGGTGATAGTAAGATGCAATCGACAACTTAGATGAACCATGAGCGTAATAACTTAGTAATATTCCATAAGCCTGTGTGTCAGTGGCGATGACTGAATCTACGACCTGAGAAATCAACATTCCTTCATCGTCATTGCACATAGGTCTTGATGGGTTTTTACTTGGCTCTACTGTTTGCATGAATTTATAAATCATGTTGATCATACGAATATCAATACGACCAGAATATACCCACGCCCCCCATAGATTTAACCAACCATCTAGCCAGCGAAACTGCTCATCTGTTAATTCTTTCTCTCCGATATAGCTCATCTCGCCTCCGGTAATACTGTGTGATAATCATCATTTGCAGTTGTATATAAAACCCTGACACCATCCATCAGTCCGCATAACACTTCCATGCATTCAGCAATCTGGATTACACAGAAATTAACTCGACCGCCTGATCTTGATTTTAAATATCTTGCTTCTTCAATAGCTGCGATTAAGTCAGTGAACATTAAGCCACCTCCGAATATTGATCCTTTCGCCTTTTCTCATACCAACGGGCCCTACGAGTGAATATGGATTTCATTCGCTTGAGATATTCGATGTCGAATTTACGGACCGTGTTATCGTGCTCTAAACGAATTACTCGCTCTTCGCCGATTTTATTGATGAGATTAATGCGATATGGAATGAGATTTCCTGACAGGTCCCTATTGCAGTGAACACAGCCAGCGTGAATATTGAGTAAATTAAATCTTAAATGACGTGCCGAACCCCTTAACCTGTAATGACTAGCATCTACGGACCCACCTCTTACCCCATAATTTAAGGCTCTACCACAAGCAATGCAGGGTTTACCGTAGTCTCGCCAAAAGATGTATTTATTTACTGCCGCTTGGGCCTCTTTGTTCCAGTCTGATTTTGTCTTTAACTTTTCCTTTCTGGCCCGCAATATTTTTCTTTCCTCAGATAAACGTTTCTTACGGTCCTTTTCTTCGGTCCGTTTAATTTCATTTGAGGCGAATTTTATTGCACAAGATGTGGAGCAGACTTTTTGGGTAGATAGGTAGGGAATGAATTCTTTGTTGCAGACTTTACAGGCTTTGAGCTTCGGCTTTTTAGCCTTCGCCACTCTTTTCCTCCTTGATTTTATCCATCACTTCTAAATGAGCGTATTCATCAGCACACTGAGCACACACGTAAATTTCATCACCTGTTAGCGGTCTATTGCATGACATGCATTTCATTTTCCAGCCTCCACTTCTTCAACGAGTCGACTCATATACCAACGAGCCTTTTTCAAATCTTCGACTGGATTAATTTTCTTTTCGTATCGCCAGACATACTTTTGAATATTGCCTTTGAGGTAGCCTAGAAACGCCTCTTTGGTCATGCTGGCTTTAATGGCATCTATGCACTCAATATCACCTGATGCGTAGTGAAGAGGGTTATTTACGTTGTCTATCATTCTTCTTGCTTCCTTTTCAATTCCATATATTGAGAGTTATCAGGTATCGTCACGAAACAACCTATACCTACCGCCCAGCGTTCTACCTGCTCCATGTAGAAATACATATCGCCAGTGTCTAAATCAGAAGTTTTGCGCAACTGTCTAATTAGCTCCACGTCACCTGTGACCGCATTAATCATTTCAACCTCCTCATAACCTAAGAAGGTGTGTTTCATCATCTTTTTGACGCTTTCTTTAGTGTGTTTAATGCCGTTTTTGCATAAATACTTACTGATTTCGTCATACCACAAATGCGAAAGTGAATTCTGAGATAGTGAACGTTTTTTTTTTCCAAGGCTTGATGATGATTCGGTGTGGTTGGTTTGTTGCTAGAACTTCTTTGAGGTGTTGCCATGCGGTATTTTTGGTTGATTCGTGGAAGAGGAAATCTGCTTCCAAGTTACCTCCTGTATTTAATGTTATATCTCCACAGTGTCATGCCACATCGAGAGCAAAAGAAATATGATCCGTCATTACAGCAGTTTTCTTGCTTTTCGAATTTATGACCAGTGAAAAAACATCTGATTGTTGTGATTGCTGAAATGCTCATTTCTTATCACTCACTGTTAGCTCTCCTGTTAAAACGATGCGCTGAATAATCACGGTCAATTTGCATTAATTCTTCTGCTGTCATGTCATCAGAATTATCGGGGTAAATATCGTTATTGTGGGTAAAAGAGAAATCAGCGCCACAATCAGCATTAGTACATTCGATATGATCACAAAGGTGGTTATCTTCTGGGTTAGGCTCGTTCTCGCCACACCATTTAACTTTACTGCCACAAAATGGGCATTTCTTGAGTTCGTTCATACTACTTATCCTTTCTGAAAGGGAGTTTATTTTCGATGTAGTCAATTAATGAAAATAAAATTTGTCGTACGTGTTTTCTGGCAAAGTGGATCGGCGTATCAATTAGAAAAAGTAGAAAGTAAACTATGCTTATTGGGAGCATGAATACAATTAAAACTGTCCATCTAACTAAATAGGTAATCTCGTTGCCTTTAAATTTCGCCCACTTCATCATTCACCCTCTGGCATTGGTGGGAGTGGTAGGTCTTTGATGTACATCCAGTAGTCGAATGTTTCCAGTGGAGCGGAGTCATGTTCTAAGTTGTTATGTGGGAACCATCTGAGTTCATTGTTACTGTCGCAATGAATTAGCTCATAGGTTATGTTTTGAATATGCTCTCCAAAAATAACAATTACCGCCTCACCTTCTGTTGGTAATTTGTCCTTTGTCTTAAACCAATTAACTCCCTCCATTAGATACCTCCTTTCGGTTTAGTCTTTTAACAAACGCATCAGAATCAATTCTTAAAAGGCGATTCATAACCTTTTCACAACGATATGGTTTGTGCATTTTTCGATTGCGGTCCGCTGTCTTTTTCCCGCCTCTCACATATCTACGCTTGCGTGTCATTGCCTCATCAGCGTAGAGCCACATCAACTTTTTAAGTTCTGTTCCTTTCATCACTCAACACCTCGCTTAATTGCCCGCTTAGCTTCTCTGCGTATTGCTATTCCCATGCGTTCTAGCCAGTCTGCGTATTTCAGCAAAGCCTCAGTTTCAGTTTCTAGTCTAGGGAAATCGTCCAAATTCAAACTAACTTCCCAGCCATGAAGTGCCTGTCTTTTGGTGACTTTTATTTTCTGCTCCAAGCGTGTTTTCTCGTTGTAGTGAAGCAACTGATAGGTTTTAACTTTTTTGTCGTCATCCTTTTGGTATGCGACTAGTTCCATCTTAGTTTGCTTGGTTTTCATCACTCACCCCCTCACGATTCCCATTCATAGCCGACTTTAATTGCCAGATCACGACGCATCACTTCTGCTCGCTCATGTAAATCGTCCATTATTTCCTCAAGGCGAAGAGCTAAAGCGTACATCCTGTCTAGGCTTTGCTGTCTGCTCCTTTCTTGCGCCTTAATCACGTATTCGTAATATGCACTCATCTAAAAATCCTCTTGCGTGTTCCCCCACAGGAACTTGATTAGTTAATTTTGATATTCGATTTAACGCTTGCTACACGAATGAAATAACGTAATAGCTCAGTGTTCATCCACTGCTTTTCAGTCAAATGAAATACCCATGAAAGCAACTTCTCTGCGGTGTTACATGAGGAGATAGAAATCTCATATTGATCAACTTCATTGTTACTTAACTGGAAAACAAAGTGATTGCCTTCAACTTTTAAAATAGAACGCAACACTTCAATCCTTTCAATAAAATCATCCGTATCTAACTGCTCTAAATTCATACATTTGCTCCTTGAAATCTTCTCTGTTGTGGTCTGCTACTTTGTTGACAGATGCTAGATGCTTGAGCCTGATCGGTGTCAAGAAAGTGACCATTTTTGAATAATTGATAAACAGTTCCCAATTTCCCAAATCGGTTTTTTGTCACAATTATTTCTGCGTAAGCTGCTGCGGGGGAGTTTTCATTATAGACTGCATCGCGATAAAGCATGATGATGCTATCTGCATCTTGCTCTACACTTCCTGAGTCTCTTAAATCCGCATTTGTAGGTCGTTTGTTCGGTCTCTTTTCAACATCACGAGATAGCTGACTTAGTGAAATAACAGGAGTTCTGATGTTTTTAGCTAACCCTTTCAACGTTGCTGAAATGTGAGCAATAGCCAAATCGTTACGTTCTGCACGAGGCTTCTCAATCAACCCTAAGTAATCGACCATGATCAGCGATAATTCGGGATGACGCTTCTTGTGTCTTGTTGAAATTGCAGTGATTTGCTCAACGGTTAACTTACTGGCATCGACGACCCAGACATTCAAGCCAAGTAAATTACCTGCACCCATAGATACCCTTCCCCAATCTTCGTCACTCATACGAGATGGGTTTCTCAATGCGCTAACAGATAGATTTGCGGATCCTGCAATCTGACGCTCTACGATTTGCTGAGAGTCCATTTCCATTGAGAAAATTAAAACGCATTTCTTGGTGTCAGATCCGATAACATTTTGAGACGCAACGCCTTCTGTAATTTTCAGTGCGATTTCTGTTTTACCCATTCCTGGTCTAGCGGCGATAATGACCAAATCAACAGGGTTGATGCCTCCCATAATTTCATCTAATTCGCGGATCCCCGTTTTTAGTGTGTCCGACTCCTCGCCTTTGTTAACACGTTCTTGTAAAACTTCCGTGTAATCTTCGATTAACGATGACACATGGACGGGTGCGATATCACCTTTCGAAGAATGCATATCAGATGCCTGAGCAAGAAAACTTCCCATTGCCTCACTGGCTTGCTCAATAGTTCCTTTCTCAATCACACCACGCACAGAATCCATTAACTGGATCATAGCTCTACGGTTATGATTATCGGTCACCATCTTGGCATAGCCTTTTAGGTTGGCTGCGCTAGGGCAATCCTTGGCTGTTTGAATGATGTTTGCTAGGTGTTCACTTCCCATTCCTTCAGCAACCATCATCATATCGATGACACCGCGAGACTTAGCTTGTTTTTGAATAACTTGATAGGCTTCTCGATAGAACCTAACTGAAAATGATTCAGGCTCTAAAGTGGCCAAAACATCCGAGGCATCAGGCGTTAACCCTGAAATTAACAAACCGCCAATAACACTTGCTTCAAATTCCGTATTGATCACTTAAAACCCCCTGTCAGCAAATTTACCTTCTCGAACACCTGTCAACGTTGTTTCTCTTAGCAGATAATCAATATCAGCCGTCCAGCCTGTATCGTTTTCACCAAAATAAAATGGCTTAGCCATTCGCACAAAGGCTCTAACGTAGGCTCGCCAACCATCAACATTTGCCGTTGCAAGGTTTTTGATTATCTTCCTGATCCGTGTTTTACGTTTCTCGTTGGCTTCCACAGCATGAGGCAGTCTGTCACCAACTTCCTCGTTGTAGGCATTGAGATATTCATCGTAGTTAATTGGAGTTGATTTTCTCTTGGTGGGTTTTGCCGATTCTCCCCCTTTCACCTCGTGAGGGGTAAGGGGTGTATTACTTTCTTTCTTTTCTTTTGTAATAGTTTCTTTTGTGTGTCCCTGTTTTGGTGACAGCGCTGTCACGCTTTTGGTGACATTTTTTGTCACTGTTTTGGTGACAATGACACCGTTTTGGTGACAGTCAGGAATATCCCACTCAGTTAGGTTTTTATTAGGCCCTATCGCCATACCAACTTTCACTATAACTTTCATAGCGATAAGCTCATTTTTTGCCTTGTTAACTTTCTGTCTTGGTAGTCTAGTTAACTCTGCCAACTGACTGTCTGATATGCGGTCTGTTTTCTTATTAAACCCATAAGTTTTCCTGCAAATAGCATGAGCAACTTTTGCCTGATTCTTTGTTAGGTTTGCACCAATTAATTCTTCGTAAAGCTCATTAGCTAATTTTGTATAGCCATTATCAAGATCTGCCACGTTAGGCCTCTCTTGCCGTCGTTGATTACCAAAATCTGCATATGCAACATTACTCATGCGATCCTCCTAGTAATTTCTCACGATGCTCATTTCTCAATTTTGCATCTTCGAATGCTTCCTTTAGACGTTTACTTCCTAACGGTGTCACTTCTCGTAACGCCTTATCTCGCATGATGTTTTTATGCACTTCGTGACGATTAAACCAATGATTAACCTTTTTCTTCATGGTATAATTCCCTTATTCCTAAGCTGTATCAGCAAAAGGAAAGCTCAAAATCAGCTTCCCTTTAATACTGGTTATTGATACAGTGTATTTGTTAGTTGAACAGACCTAATTGTTCTTCTCTAAAGGCCTCAGTTGTTCCCGCAATTGAGGCTTTTTCATATGCATGAACTTGAAGTTTTAACCTCGATAGCTCAGCCATATTTTCCAGATACAATCTATAATCTGATTCCCTGATAACCTTCTCGCCTTCCCTCACAAAACCAATTACACGACGTGTGGCAAGCATTTCGCATACACCATCAATAGATTGGATTCTTCTTGAGATAGTCGAGTCTGAGCGTGATGTGGCTTGTGCAATTTCTCGCTGATCACCATCACGTAATATTTGAAGTGCGTTACTAACTAAATGACGTGTTCTAAATTCAATAGCTCGTTTGTCACGAACTGTTTTGCATGTGTTTCCGTATTCCATTTGTTAAAGTCCTTATTAATTACTTCCCATATTGGGAACAACAGTAATGATCCGTGGCTCATTCCATATGAGCTGATTGTTGATAATAATTTGCCGATTGAAGTCAAAAGGCACTGCATGAATTTTTAAAGAGCGATTGTGTTACCAGTATTTATTACCCAAATCCCATAAGTGCGGTAAGTCAGGGCGAATATCTTTTCCTTTAACTTGACCGTTTGTAGCTTTAACAATTAATGGGATATGCTCAGGTGATACTTTTGCCTTGTTATGTAGCCACTTAAAAACTGCTTGCTGTGTTATGCCACATGCTTCACCTAGTTTTTTTTGTGTCCCTACAATATCAATGGCGGTTTTAATTGCTTTGTTCATAAAAACCTCCGTTGTTTATTTTATATATAATAAAACCTTAGTTGTTTTTAATCAACAACTATATTTGTTTGAATGCCAACAACTGCGGTTGTATATTTAAGACTATGAAAACTACTCTTGCACAACGATTAAAAAAAGCTCGTAAATTGTCGGGCTTATCTCAAAAAGAACTAGGCGAGGCTGTTGGTATATCACAGGCTGCAATTCAAAAGATTGAGGTTGGGAATGCGCAAAATTCAACAAAATTAATAGAAATAGCTAAAGTTCTGAGAGTGTCACCTGAATGGTTGTCGTCTGGTAATGGCGAAGAGCCAACTATTCCTGTTATCCATAGTTCGGAAGTCAGCAACATAAGTACTGATACGCACTCGGATGAAGTGGGTGGTATTAGTAATGCTTATAAGGTTGAAATACTAGACGTAGAAGCGAGTGCAGGTGCTGGCGTGATGGTTATCGATGATTTTATAGAGACTATCACGGCTATTGAGTATTCAGCGGATGAAGCAAAAAGATTATTCGGTGGAAGACCTTCAAATACGATAAAGATGATCACTGTAAAAGGTGATTCGATGGCTGAAACGTTCGAACCTAGGGATCAGATATTCGTAGATATAACCACAAACTTTTTTGATGGTGACGGGATTTATGTGTTCGTATTGGATAACCAGCTCTACATAAAGCGATTGCAGAAACAGTATAAGCGCCTAGCAGTTATATCTGACAACCCTAGATATGAAACTTGGTATCTGGACGAAGATGCTATTAATGGGCTTTATATATGCGCTAAAGTGCTAGTTAGCCAGTCTATTACTTATAAATTCCACGGCTAACCCAATGCCTGACGACACGTTTTAGAGTGTAGGGAATAAAAACGTAATATGATTTAAATACATGGATAATTTTATGCAAAATTTAGATAATGCGCTGCAAGGATTTATAACATATAACATTGATAAGTTTAAGGAAAAACACTTTCCTGATGCTGATATTGTGTCTTATTATGGTGGAATAAATTTTTGGTCTAAACATGCATTCCAACCAACAGTATCTTTTCTTGGTAAAGCAGCCCAAAAAAGGAGAGTAAAAAAACTGGTAATTCTACTTCAGACGACAGGTGGGAGTGTAGAATCAGTTGAAAAACTGGTAGAAATAACAAGATATTTCTACGACGAGGTATATTTTATAGTTCCTGACTTTGCTATGTCAGCTGGAACAATATGGTGCATGTCAGGTGATAGAATTTATATGGATTATGCGTCATCGCTAGGCCCCATAGATCCACAAGTAGCCAACCCAGATGATAAATGGGTTCCAGCATTAGGTTATTTAGATAAAGTAGAAGAGATTATAAAAAAATCCGAACAAGGGGTTGTTACTCAAGCAGAGTTAATGATGCTTAACCGTTTAGACCTTGCCGAACTTCGAAGATATGAGGAAGCAAGAGAATTATCAAAAGAACTCTTGAAAAAGTGGCTTGTTGATTATAAATTTAAAGAATGGAATTATAAAGAGAGTTCAGGTGAAGTCGTTAGTTTACAGGATAAAATGGATAGAGCGGAAGAAATAGCTATACTATTATCTGATAATAAACGATGGCACTCACATGGTAGATCAATTGGCATTAAAACTATAATTGATACTTTAAAGTTAAAAGTTGAAGATTACTCAGACGATGAGGATTTTTCAGCTGAAGTTATTGATATTCATAATTTATTACTTCAATTTGCAATGAAATCAAATCAAGAAATAGTTGTCATAGGGTCAACACCATTTTTAGATGAAGAAGACCCACAACTGGAGATAGAAAATGAATAAGGCTACTAACTCAAAAATCATTACAAATGTCATTTCTATAAGAAATAAAGAAATAAATGAAAGACAAGTAAAAATGATTCGTGATCTTGATGATATGGGGTTGTTAGTTACACCTTCGTTCAATCTCAAATGCTCCCCATCGGCATATTTTCAACCTAGAAATAATTAACACTATTAAGAATAACCCACCCAGCCCTCCCAGCCCTCCCCGCGAGCTTTTTGTACCCTCACCCCGCCAAAAAAGTGATCTGCATTCCAATCTAAGATTTATTTGAAAATAAATTACCAACAAAAACAACCAAATAAAACCAAAGTAATATAAAAACACCATTATAAACAACTTTAGTTGTTGACAATAAAACAACTATGGTTTTAAATATAACTCATCAACGGCAAGCAACATGAAATACAGCCTAATGTTCTTTAATAATTTGGAAAGTCGGAACAGCATACCTACCCTGTTTAGACCCTTACGCAAAAATGCGACGTATCACTAGGCACGATCTGGTTAGTGAGAATGTTACTACTGCACGAGAGTGATTACAGATTGGAATAGGCAACACTGGCAGATGTTAGGTATGTAAGCGCAAGAATACTAATTATAGGTCATTCAATGAGTGACCTATGGTAAGTAAAAGAATAACGGAGGTTATGTGGAAATTTACTATCAACCGCCAAAAAAATTTAAAGGCAATCCAACACCAGTTAGCGTTAAGAAAGTTAACAGCAACTCATTCAAGGCTAGGCAATACGCTAGATATGCATCTTTCAGAGCTAACAAACTGAAAGAGGAAGAAATTACTAAAGCTAACTCAGTGAAAGAGAAGAAAGAACGCCCTGTTCTCTCTCTCAAACCAACAAAGCATTATCCCAGTGGAGATAACTGTTGCTTACCTAATGTAGCAGTATTTTCAGGAGTTAAAACAAAACAGCCGAGCAGTGAGTTCGGGGTTACGGCGAGATAGGAGAAGTGCAATGGAAGAATTAGAGAATTTAATCAATACAGTCGCAGAAAATGAAGGCGTTTCACGACAAGAAGCAATAAAGCTGGTTGTAAAGTTAATTAATAACAGACAAGCCAGCTTACCAACCGGAATCGCTGAATTAGATTCAGGGCTTGGTATTATGGGGGTATAAGAGTGATGCCCAGTTGCTAAATTCGCAAACAAATATAGATGGTGACTGAGAAGATAGTGGATTTGCAAACTTGTTAATTTCATTTCTTAAATTAACTGCTGATAAACCAGAATTACCGACATAAGTTCCATCAGGGAGATCTTTTCTTACCCCTTCGTTGTTATCAAAATATTTATACATGTGCAAAAACTCCATGGATTCATGAAGTGAATTATAATCATCTATATCTGCATCATAAATTTCAATTCTTACAAGATAGCTTGCCATTTAAAACATTCCTTATTTTGACTGTGGAATAACCAATATATCAATTTTCCTTGACTGTGGAAAGGAAGGAAACCACCTCGCCTGACGTGGTTAAAAGCAGGCACAGTTAACTAATTACAGTCCATTCTGTGGGCTGTGGTGAGTTGATTAATAGATAGGAGATAGAGATGGAACGCATTCCAGAAGTTGATTTTGAAGATATGGAACATGGAAAGACATATCTCTGGTATCGAAATACAAACGATATTGATTTTGCTTGGTTGAGTGACGATGGAAAGCACTTAATTACACCTGAATATTTCAATGACAGCATTCCTGACTATTGGGAATTAAGCGCTGGTCTGGTTGGCGTATTGTATGGTCCGGTAAATATCGAAACAGCCGTCAAGCCAGATGAAACAGAGGAATAACGGAGGGAGTATGACAGACAAAACAGAAGTTAAAGAATTGATGTTGGCTGATATTTCTTTTAGAGATTATCTAGCCGCCGAAGCTATGAATGCAATGTTAAAGGCTAGTGGGTGATGTATGGAGTTTAAGCATAGTCCAGCGCCGTGGCATTTAAGGGGCGGAGTAATTAAAAACTCTCTTTTGATTGATGATAATCATAACGTTGTAGCATCCTTTCTCACTGAAATTAAAGAAGAAGATGCTCATCTAATCGCATCAGCACCAGAGTTATTAGAGCAGTTAATAAGACTTCGCAATAAAATTGCAAGCTATAAACCAGATGATGACGACAATTTAGATACCACTGACGCTGTAATCGCAAAAGCCCTCGGTCAGCAGTAACCCACCACTTAATCATTCATATCACTATTAATAGTGAGGAATACGCACATAAGGAATTAATTATGAAATTCACAGAAGCAGAAAGTAATCCGATGGCAGGACGCAACAAGCCAATTCAAGCAGTAACTATCGGTAAGATGACTATTTCACAGTTTGGTGATGGTCAGCTTTGGATAGAAGAGCCAAGCGGTGAGCATGGCGGTTCATTTAAAGAATCTGATATCGCCAATTTGCTCGAAGAATATCATGCCAAAAACTTCTAAACGCACATAAGGAACATAGGAAATGGCAAATGATAATAACGGCTGGATTCGCTGTGATGATGAACTTCCGTTAGCAAGTAAACGAGTTCTTATCACAACAATATACGGAAATGTTGTTGAAGCGAGCCGAGTGAAGGGTAATAGATTTAATCGACTTGGACAAGAAGTGATAGCAACTCACTGGCAGGAATTACCAGAACCAGCAAAGCAGTAACCCACCGCACCAACACCAGATAACCACCCTATCGCTCACCTAGCGAGGTAAAAATGAAATCAGAATATTACATCACTATGCGTGATTGCATGGCGGTGCGTATCACTACACCTCAAGCACGTAAGAATAAACGTACAAGCCCATGGTTATTCAGTTTAGCCGTGGTCATTGTGACAACCGTTGGCGTAATACCGACATTTGTAAGCTGAGGTGATTATGCAAATTTCATACAGCTACTCGAACGGAACTTGGGTAGTAGACGGCAAAACAGTCATGGAATTTGACGAAAGTAGCAAGCTCAGTATTGAGATAGGAAGTTTCGCTGACTTGGCTAAATTAACGGGAATCGACCCCGTGGAAGCACTGCAATGGATTATGCAGTTCGACAAGGAAGAGATTGACAGGATTGTCAATGAAGCAAGTAAGGATGCCCCTATTTCTAAGTTAGCGCCACTAAGGAGGGTTGCGTGACAAGACATCAACAATGGATAGAAGAATTACGCAGGAAGCGTAAAGAATCGCAGGAACGCGAACACGATGAATTTATGTATCAAACGGAAGTGTTAGGACGACAAGGACTGTCGATACCAGCAAAGGATTTTTCAGGAGATTTTCAATGAACGTTTCTAGCTCATACCCTACCGATAAATACCCTCGCCTAACATCATCACTAGCAAAAAACAGAGAGGAAGCGCTGGCTCAAGCTATTGCAATGATTGAGGGGCGTTTGCCAAATACGAGCGTGAAGGAGAGAGAAAAGCGACTAGCAATGGAGCTACTACACATGAACTTGGACGCATCGAAAAATCACCCTCCTCTACCTGCTCATATTCAGGCATTACGCGATGCAGAAAGGAATTCTGCACCGAGTAATAAATTTGAAGTCGATTACTACGGAAGTGATCGTCGTTCTGGTCAATATTTGGGGGATTAATATGACATATCGAGTAGTAGATACAGAGACTTGTGATTTTGACAGTGGAATAGTTGAGATTGCAAGCATCGACATTAACAACAATCAAATTGATTACACATCTCAGAAATCCCACTTTGTAAACCCACAGAAACCAATCTCAATAAGCGCAATGACAATCCATCACATCACCGATGAAATGATTGCTGATTCTCCACTTATTGATGACGTTATCGGTAATTACAAAGGATCTGATTACCTAGTTGCACATAATGCCGAGTTCGATAAGCGAATGATGCCGGAAATGGATGCTCCGTTTATTTGTACGTTAAAGCTGGCAAGGCGCTTATATCCAGAGTTAGAGAGCCACAACAATCAATATCTACGTTACGCACTAAAGCTGAATGTTCATGTGCCAGATGGATTACACGCACACAGAGCGCTATATGACTGCATTGTTACAGCATCATTGTTTAAACGAATCAAGGACGATTCAGGGTGGTCAGATAAGGAAATGTTAGAAATAACAAGTCAGCCATCACTATTAAATAAGTTGCGTTTCGGTAAGTACAAAGGAATGACATTTGCCGAAGTTAAAAAAGAGAACTCAGGGTATTTAACTTGGCTACTAGGTCAATCCGATTTAGATCCTGATGTTGAATTTAGTATTAATTACTGGTTATCGAGGTAACTAATTATGGGAACAGCAACGTTAATTATTGGTGAGTCTGGAACAGGGAAAAGTGCCAGTCTACGCAATATAAAACCAGAAGAAACATTATTAATTCAGACGGTAAGGAAGCCGTTGCCGTTTCGCTCAAATGCATGGAAGCCATGGAACAAGGAAGATCCTAAAACATCAATATTTGTATGCGATAGATGGGAATTAATAACATCATTTATTTCAAAAGCTAGTGAATACGGTAAGAAGATAATCATTATTGACGATTTTCAGTACCTAATGGCTAACGAATTCATGCGCCGCTCTGATGAAAAATCATTTGATAAATTCACAGAAATTGGTGCTCACACATGGAATGTGATTAACGCAGCAATCAGTGGCACACCTGATGATGTACGGGTTTACTTTTTAGCTCATACCGAAGAAACGCAAATGGGTAAAGTAAAAATGAAAACCATTGGCAGGATGCTTGATGAAAAAATAACCGTGGAAGGAATGTTTACTATCGTGCTTAAAACACTGGTCAAGGATGGTCAGTACCTATTCTCAACACAGAATAGCGGTAACGATACGGTTAAATCACCAATGGGGATGTTTGAATCCCACGAAATAGAAAACGACTTAAACGCAGTTGATGATGCAATTTGCGAATATTACGAAATTGAAAAAAATAAAGAAATGGAGAATGTAGCATGAATGGTAATGTGATTTTTACATATAATCAAGATGATGCCTTAGCTGCTGGACAAGGTGGTTTTATCAATGAGTCTGGTGCTTATGTTATTACTATCTCAGAAGCAAAGTTAGGTATGTCAGAAAGCGGGGCTAAATTTATTGAATTTTCAGGCGAGGAAGATGATGGACGAAAGGTTAATTATCTTAGTATCTACAGCACAAAGAGAGATGGGGAAGTAAATAAATTTGGTCATAACCTAATTAATGCAATTATGGGCTGCTCTGGAGTACAGCAATTAACTCAAGTTAAAGTGGGAGAAAATCATTTTATTGCACCAGAATTTAGCGGTAAACGTGTAGGACTTGTTTTGCAAAAAGTATTAAAAACAAAAACAAATGGCAATGAAACATATAGCTTTGATATTAAAATTCCATTCTTTGCTGATACTCGCCAAACGTTAGCAGAAAAGATTGATAATGCACCTGCTGTGACCATCGATAAAATTCTTGCCTCATTAAAAGATAAGGATGAACGCAGACAGCAATCACAATCAAATCAGGGTTACGGATATCCACAATCTACTGATGATGATGCGCCATTCTGATTAAAATCGTTCAATAGACACCTACCCACGCCACGCTATTTAAGTGATTTAACCAAAGGATATAACCATTATTCAGTGCAAGGATGCAAACAGGAGATAGATATGAGCAAGCAAATGTATTTACACGCATCAACTAACAATATCGGGTCTGAATGCAAAACTGAACTCGATATCACAGAAGACGAATGGAACAAACTTACGGAGAAAGAGCAAGATCAACTTATCGGCGATTTCATTGCTAATGTTTGTGATTGGTGGGTGCAACCAGAGGAATGAATATGAACAGTTTTACACATTATGGGCAATTTATGAAATTTACACTACCAGAACCAGACCCTAAGAATGTTTGCAATCTTTGTGGTGGTAATGTCGGAAAAGATAATTTAATCCAAGGTCAGGCGGCAAATATTTGCTTCGAGTGCTCAGATTTGGTGAAGGAAATGGCAGATGAAAAGCGTAAGCATATAGCTAAAAAAGAAATAGAACGTATCGCAGCTGTTATTTCTGCTGGTAATAAAGGATTAATTGATTTAGGTATGGCTACTGCTTATATGTACGCCGAACGCTTATATAAAGCTGGATATAGAAAGGTGGAGTGATGAAAGACAGAATCAAGTTTAACAATGTCATGTTAACGGCTGTCATGGATGGCAGAAAAACTCAGACGCGCAGACCTATTGATCCCCAGCCAAAACTCAACGAAGAGCATTTAAAACAGATGGGTGCAATCGCAGAGGGTTTTACACTTGGTCAGGTGGTTAACTCGGCGTGGCAGGCTGGATTCATTGATGTTGATTGCCCATACGGTGATTCAGGCGACATCATCAATTTTGCAGACAAGGACGGTATTATCAAAGGGAAAATTGAAATTACTGATGTTTGGGTTCAGCAAGTTCAGGAGATATCACAGGATGATGCTCACGCTGAAGGATTTGAGCTTACTGGGTGGCGACCTACTTATAGTGACCCAGACAGCGGCGGCGAGACATTCACACCGTACGATAAATTCGCTGATGCATGGATAGATATTTACGGCGAAGATAGCTGGATTAATAACGAATGGGTATGGGTGATTGAATTTAAAAAGGTGGAGTGATGGATAAATCAAGACAGCAGTTTGAAGAGTGGTTTAATGACGAATATGAAACAACAATGAAAGACTACGATGAGCCATTAATTGAGTTCGTTATGAAGCAACTATTTATTGTATGGCAAGCATCACGCGAGAGTTTAATTAATAATCTACCAGAAAGCATTAATTGCCCTACCGCACCAGAATTAATATGGCTACAAGTTGACCCCGAGCCAGAGGAGATAAATAAACCTGAATTTCCAGTTAATTTACGTAGTGACGATGTAACTTGGTGTGCAGATAGAATTCATCAAACTGACACATTATATATTCGTGCTGATTTAATTCAAAAGTAAATAACCATGCAAATAATCGGATATGTATTACTCATGCTAATACAGGGTTCTGCTGTGCCCGTAACGGAAGATATTTATACGCAATCGGAATGCAATAAACGTGCTGAATATTTAATGTCAGTGAGGAATGTTGAAGTTATTTGTGGTGAGGTAATGAGAAATGAGCAAATTAAAAGATAAAATAATTAGTCTACTTAAAAATAATCAGTTAACCATAGATGAATTATATTACTTATGTAGTCCTGAATACTCTAAAAGTCAGGTTAGTTGTGTAATTAGTCACTTGGAAGCAGGTGGAATTATTAAGAAAAATACTTGTGAATATTGGGAGTTAATTAATGAAACAAGTTCAAGCAATGACGACGTTAGTTTTAATTGATGGTGTTACATATCAAATAGCTCTACCTAAGCAATATGTCTCTCTTCAGGCAAAGCAGGCGTTAATGTTTGCGCAGGAGTTCGGTGGTGTAATTATCCCCTGTACGTTTACTCACATAAAGCCAATGGAAGCAGATGGATTGCCTTTTAATATAGGTGATAACAAGGATGAAAGCTGACTACGGAGGTAGCCACACACCAAAGGAATTGCGTGATAGATGGCAAACTCCCCTACCTTTATTCACAGCACTGGACGCTGAATTCGGTTTCTATTTAGATGCCGCCGCTAATAAAAATAATGCACTCTGCTCTCATTATCTCACCGAAAAAGACAACTCGTTAAATTGCGACTGGGAAAGCTACGGTGCTATTTGGATTAATCCTCCCTATTCAGATATTCAGCCTTGGATTAATAAAGCCGACGAACAATGCAAAAAGCAATTGCAGCCTGTCGTGATGTTAATTCCTGCTGATACTTCTGTCGGTTGGTTTAATTCTGCATTAGAAACAGTTGATGAAGTGAGACTAATTACAGGAGGAAGAATATCTTTTATCAATGCAGGAACAAACAAGCCCGTCAATGGAAATAATAAAGGATCAATGCTTTTAATATGGCGACCATACATCAAACCACGAAAGATAATTAATACTGTCGATAGAGACGAGTTAATTAATATCGGCAATAAAATACTAAATGAATGGAAAATAGCATAGGTGAATTATGAGATTAATAATTCGCGGTGAAGTCACGCCCACAGAAAGGATTGCTATTAATGAGGCACTGGAAGCCCATAAAAAGAAATATAATCGAACTGGAATAATCGTTAGCCACAAAATAAAGATAGGAAAGAATATCTACCCAGTCGAAATAGAAAACTGTCGTAAATCATATATGGTCACTTTGCGTAATAAAAGGCAAAGACTATGAATGCACAGGCAATGGAAAACGCACGAAGGCAAATAGCAAAGGAATGCCTCATCGAACTCAGAAGCCACGGAATACCCAACGACAAACTAACAACTCAGATCCTCGATAAATACACACCAAAGTTTAAGCCTCTAAATCACACAAAGTACAACACAAAAGATGTTATGTGCCAATACATCAGAAATCTGCAAAAGGAAGAGAAAGATGAATAGATTGCAACCAGACTCACTAGTCGATTTAAAATTTATTATGTCAGACACTGGATTTAAGAAAACATTTATTTACGATCGCATAAAAGAAGGAAAACTACCGGAATCAACAAAGATACACGGTAGGGCAAGATGGTTGTATTCAGATGTATTAGAGCTTAAAAGAAAGTTGATGTCATCGTGATATTTCATCGATGTAATCAGCGAACCATTGCATCATTTCCCTTCTCTTATCCAGATATTCAGCATGATTATAAACGCCTCGAATGGTGCTTTTATCAACATGCGCTAACTGCCTTTCTATTAAATCACGGTTGAACCCATGTTCATTCAATATTGTACTGAATTGATGGCGGAAGCCGTGTCCACTCGCCAAACCATCATAGCCGATTTGTTTGATAACCATTAATACAGAGTTCTCGCTGATCGGCTTTCTTTTATCACTTCTTCCAGCAAAAACAAAATCTGATATATCACCTGTCATTGATTTCATTTTTAGCAAAAGAGACTCAACCTGCTTTGACATAGGAACAATATGAGGCTTTCTACTTTTCATTACCTCCGGTCTAATGTTTATAGTTTTTCCATCAAAATCTATATCAGACCATAATAGGTTTCTCATTTCCTTTGTTCTTACTGCTGTATATTGTAAGAATTCGGTAGCTAGTTTACTGATAATGCTGCCAGTAAAAGATTGAAGTGATTTATTAAAATCAGGGATCTGCTCTTTAGTTAAGAACGGGAAATGCTTCTTTCTGTATCCCTTTTCTGCATCAGCTAAATCGGGAGCTGGATTGTACTTTGCTCTACCTGTAATAATTGCATATCTAAACACTTCCCCACATCTACGCCTAGCCTTACTAGCTCTCTCCATCGCTCCTCTTTCTTCGAACTTCCTTATTACCTTTAAAAGCAATGTTGGCGCGATGTCATCCATCTTGTAATTACCTAAAATTGGTAAGATATCGGATGAAAACATAGATTGAAGCTCTTTTCTGTATTTTTCTGACCATGTGTCTTTTTTGTAATCAAACCATTCATTAAAAACATCAACAAACAGATCTTTATTGCTTTCTTCTTTTTTGGCTTGATTGATATCAATTCCCTTTGCCAGCTCTTTTTTTAATTCAAATACTTTTTCTCTTGCTTCCTGCAGAGATAGCTCTGACAACTTGCCAAGAGAATATATCTTTTCTTTACCCATAAACTGATATCTCATCTGCCAAGCTTTGACTCCTGTTACTGGTATAAATAGATAAAGGCCGTTACCGTCAGAAACCCTATACGGTTTATCTTTTGCTTTAAATGATGATATCTGCTTTACAGTTAGCATTTTGGGTAAAATCTCGCTGGGTAAAAAAATTTACCCAATATTTACCCAATAAAGATGGCGGTTGTCAACGAACTAATGCGAACTACAACGGAAAAGAAATTACTGTGTGTATTGGTTTTTGTGGGATTTTGCGAACGTGGGCGAACTGTTGCGAATGGATTAAGAGCGTTCCCTACAGGAATCGAACCTGTAACTAGCCCTTAG